AATAATTTTTTCTACTTATCTTTGAACTGATTGATTAACGACAGATTCAATTGTTTGTTTTTCGTTTCAATTATAAACTGCTGCTTAGTATTTTCTAAAAGATAAAGCAGAAATTAAAACTATAGCGGCAATACCTTGTTTATTCAATGTAGTACCGGCAAAACCTACTAAAGCTTGAGCTAATGTTGAAGTAGGTAAATAAACACCTTCATTTAACGCTCCACCCAAATATGCTGGGGTGGGTTGATTGGCTTCGGTTTTAACTCCTACACGAGATAGTATATTTTGTTTAGCTGCAAATAAAAGACCACTTGGGTTATTAATGTCAGTAAAATATTTCGTTAAACGAGTTACATCTTCAGCAGCTGATGTTGGAGCTAAAATTCCACCACGTATTATAAAATCATTGTAAAACGCAGGATTCTTAAAATCCTCTTTTATTGGGTTTTTAATGTATGGTTGTTTACTATCCCCCCCTCCAGGTCGGTCTTTACCAAACTTGAGAGATTTAAATTGGGTGTCCCCATTATTTAATTTAATTAAAAGACCCATTCAATGTTTTTATTGAGGTAAGTTGTTTAAGTACTGTGATGGAGTAACACCATTTAAATCTAATTGTGAAGGAAGTGGAATTTGGTTTGGTGTTCCATCTTCATACCCATTATATTGAGTAGTTACTGTACTAGCGTTTGCTCCATTCAATGAATATCCAGGTGCATTACCATCAGCATGTAATTTTGATTGCTGTGTTGCAAGTGGGTTAACTGTTGGGTTATTTCCATCGTGTGCACTTAATATAGATCCTTCAGTAGTTAATTTAGTTAAGATTCCCATGATTAATTATTTTATTATAAATATTATATATTATGACATTTGGTAGCTATTTTTTCTACTTTCATCTCCTACGGTATTGGGTTGGTTACCTGTGGTTGCTTCAATTACTTTTTTTCCATCAATCGATACATTTATTGGTCGATTAGCTAAAGCGTTTACATCACGGCGTAATTCGTAGATTGCGTTTACAACAGATGACATATCAACTCCGGAAGATGTTGGTGTACTTTGTTTTTTTCCACCACCTAAATCAGTTCCTGCTACAATTGTATCTTTATCGTTAAACTGGATAGCTCCTTCTGGGCCAAAAAGGGTTCTTTTGCCATAACCCCCACCTCCAGGAGATGGAGAAATCATATCGTCTGCTTTATAGCTATTTACTAAAGCTATACCTCCAGCAATTGCAGCTCCTGCTAATACAGGACCTACTACAGGAAGACCACCTAATGATTCCCAAGCACCTTTTATGATAGATACTATAGCAGCTCCTATTCCTTGCATTTTAGCAAGTCTCATTAAAGCCCCTAATTTTCCGAATGCTGGGATAAGTTTAGCAAGCATGAGGCCTCCTAGACCTCCTAAAATAGAATATAAAGCTGTAGAACTACTTAATATATCCGATATAACTGTTAAAATTTGTCCTAAAGGACCATCAACAATGCTAATAAATATTTCTTTAACATGCTCCATAGTTTGAGCAAATTTTTCAGCGTTAGATTGTTGTTCGTATTGTTTAGCTAGTTCTTTATCTCCTAATTCAGCAGCTGCTTCCTCAGCAGTCATTGTTTTTCTTAATTCATCATATTTTGCTTTAGCAGCTTCAGCATCTTTAAACCCAATTTTAGCAAGTGCTTCTTTATCAATTAATGATTGAGCTAACTCATTACGTTCCATCCCAATAGCTTTAGCTATTGCTTCTTGTTGAATTACATTCATCTTGCCAAATTCAGCTGAGGATCCTACTTGGGATGCTATTTCGGCAGCAGCTTCAGCGGTTTTTCCATTTAAAGCTAAACCTCTTGCTCTTTCAAGATTTAAATCTCTACCAGTAAGCAATTCAGCACTTAATTCGGATTCAATAGAATCTTCAAAATTAAGTAAACTTTGGGACATTTTTT